TGGTGAAGTCACAGGATTTGTTCTTAATCCAATCAATAAATTAGTCCCTACCTTTGGCGCTGCGCCCACTACTTTATTGGGGGCTGGATTAAAAGCTGGTGGTCAAGGTGCAGTTGCTAACGTTTTGACAACGCCCATAACAGAGCAAGAAAAACCGTTTGAAACTCAAAAGATTATGCAAGCTGTAACTGGCGCTATTGGTGGCGCTGGCGCTGGCGTTGCTTTTCTAGCACTTGGGCATCAATTGGGAAAAGGCGTTGATGCCATTCGTGCAAAATTTAATAATGTTGTGCCCGATAATCAAATTAATCAAGCGGCAACACAAATTGTTTCACAAGCGGGAATTGATTCAAGCAAAGTAAGTCCGCAATTCTTTAACAGTTTAGTTGATCAAGCAAAATCTGCTTTAAGAACTGGTGATGTAAAAGGATTCCAACAATTTGCAAAAAATTATGCTGAAGCAAACTCTTTGGCAGTTCCAGTTCCTATGTTGCGAGGTCAACTAACCCGTGACCCTATGCAATACGCTGTTGAACAAAATTTAAGAGGAATTCAAGGCGTTGGTGAGCCAATTCAAGCTGTCTTGCAAAAACAAAATAGTGCGTTGTTGCAAAATTTAGATGAATACGGGGCTAAGTTAGCCCAACCCGTTGTTAACAGCGGTTCTTTTTTGCGTAATGTTTTAAAGCAAATTGATGCGGGTGAAGCGCAAAAAGTGCGTGATGCTTACACCGCATTTAAAAACTCAACTGGTAAAGACCTTGACATCCCATTAAGTGGTTTGGCCCAAGACTATGCCAAAGTTGTTAAAGATTTTGGTCGATCAACAATTCCAGAGGGTGTAAGAAACAATCTTGAATCATTGGGATTGATGAAGGGTAAACAACTTAAGGTTACAACCATTGAAGATGCTGAAGCAATAATTAAAAACATCAATGCAAATTATGATAAAACCAAACCCGTCCAAATGAAAGCATTGGATGAGTTACGCCGTGCTGTTGAAGATTCCATTAAAGGCGCTGGTGCTAATTTGCCTGGAGAAGCTGGCGCATTGGCTAAAGCGGCTAGAGATGCAGCATCAAAAAGATTTGACACTATTGCGGACATACCTGCCTTAAAAGATACCATGAAAGGTATTGAACCAGACAAGTTTATACAAAAACATATTTTGCAAGGCAATGTCAACGAGATTGATAAATTAGTTAAATATTTGCAAAACCATAGCCCCGAAACATTGACACAATTAAGAGCCGATGTTATGGGTGTTATCAAAAATAGAGTGACTAACAATGTTAGTGATGCAAATGCAAAATTTAGTGCGGATGGTTTAAAAGGTTTTGTGGCTAAAGATTCTGCATCTTTGTCTAGATTAGAAAAATTTCTTTCCACCGAACAAATCAATGGATTGCAACAGCTAAACCGTGTCGCTGAAAATGTTTTAGTTGAGCCTGTTGCTTCTGCCGTTAATCGTTCAAACACGGCATCTGCGGCGGCTAACTTAATTCAAGGCACAGTGAAATCTGGGGCAGTCAATGAATTGCTTTCTAACATTGCAAGCATTAAATTTCCTGGCGTAGCAACGGGGGCAAGGTATTTGGCTGAAATGAACCAAGGTTCAAGAGCGCAAGAATTGATCAATCAAGCTATTACGCCAACAGCAAAAGCGCCATCTGTGCCTATTCGCACAATGGTTAAACCTGGAGTTGCTGGCGTTGGCGCATTAACTGGCGAGGTTCGGCAAAGCAATATTCAATATGAAAAAGAGAATCGGTGATGTCTGACATTGACCTAGTTAAATATGGCGTTCTTTGGCAAAAGGTCGAGGATTACGAGCGCCGATTTGATGACATGGACAAGAAGATGACCAAGATGGAGGCCCAGCTAGAACAACTGGTGGCCCTTGCCAACCAAGGTCGAGGCGGGTTCTGGGCTGGCATGGCGCTGGTGTCTGCCATTTCTAGTGCGATGGGTTATGTGTCCCATTGGTTCAGCAAGGGTGGCTAATGTCTGAAGAAAAAATCCAAGCTATGGAAAGCAAAAGCGCATTGATTGAAAAGATCACGTTTGCATTGTTGCCTTTGTTGTTTTCCTGTGTGGTTTACCTTATGTCGGCGCTGTCTAATCTGGCCCATGAGGTGACCATTCTCAACAGCAAGATCAGTCTGGTGGTGACTAGCGACAATAGGCAAGCGCCAAATTCTGGTGCTGAATTAGCCCGTGAAAAGCTACGCCAAGACCTAGAAAAAGAAATCCAAAAAAACAGGGATGACATTCAAGTCAACAGAATGCACATTGCTATTCTTGAGGAAAAACTTAGTGTCGTCCACCGTATAAAGGAAAAATAATGGAAACTTTATTAAACCTTCTTAAAAGCGCAGCGCCAGGGTTGGCGACTATTGTTGCTGGGCCATTGGGCGGCATGGCGGTGTCTGCCATAGCCAGCAAGCTGGGCGTTTCTGATACTGTTGCCGCTGTAACCCAAGCTCTGCAAGCTGACCCAGAAGCGGCGCTAAAGCTGGCAGAGATTGACCTAAAGCAATTCCAGTTGGAAAACGATGACCGTGCAAGCGCCCGTCATATGCAAGAAGTGGCACTCCAGCAAGAATCTTGGTTTGCTAAAAACTTTCTTTATTTGTTTACCGCCACTTGGTCAATTTTTGCAATGGTGTTCTTTGCGTTAGCATCGTTCTTCACTATCCCAGACGCTAACACCCGCATTGTGGACACCATCATTGGTGTGCTGATTGGCACAGTTTTAACTGGGTTTTTTAACTTTTTTTTCGGTTCATCCAAAGGCAGCAAAGATAAAACCGATGCGCTTATGAAAGGTTTGAAATGAACCTTTCAACCCATTTCACATTGGAAGAATTGACGATTACAGATCATCGGGAACTGGAAAACACACCAAATGAAACCGAACTTGCAAACCTTAAAAGATTGGCTGAATTCCTTGAAACAGTCAAAACTGTACTTGGCGGCAAGCCGATTATGGTTAACAGTGCGTTCCGCAGTAAAGCGGTAAACGATGCGGTAGGGTCTAAAGACACAAGCCAGCACCGAATTGGTTGTGCTGCCGACATTCGTGTGCCAGGGCTAACCCCTGATGAAGTGGTCAAGGCCGTTATTGCATCTGGGATTGGCTATGATCAAGTTATCAGAGAGTTTGACCGTTGGACACATATATCCATTCCCAATGCTGGCGCACCCCGCAAACAGGCTTTAATTATTGATAAAGCAGGGACACGGGTTTATTCTTCCATCCAGAGCAGTATCTGAACGAATAGCCAACCCACCACAATGGAGATGGCAGCGCCCAGGCACAGAATTAAAAACAATCCGATCACATAACCCCCCGCATTTCCCATCCTGCTAAAAAGTAACTCCATCGACCTTGCATGGCAGGGTTGGCATATCTGCCTTTGACCATCTTTAAATCATCTTCTGTGTAGCCTTTGCCCGTCATCAGGGCAATAAACACTTGTCTTGCTTTCATGCTTGTTTCCTTGCTCTAATGGCGGCGGCGCATTGGTCACGCACATCAATTTCCTGTTGCATTGGTAGGCTTTCACACAGCTTTGCACACGCATCACGCTCGGCGGCAACTGCTTCGTCAATTGCCATTTGCATCATGCCCCACAAGTCTGTTGCAAACTTATTGGGTGTAATTGGTTTGTTCATATTTTCCTTTTTTTCAACATTTTCAGCGTACCTAAGAATTTGGTGTTTGCGTGACCCCTGCAAGCCCCAATAACCTTGTTTGCGACTAAGTTCTTCAAATGCTTCATCTTCTTCATTCATGTCAAATCTCCCAAAACACGCCATTCCCTTTCTTGGCGCTTAGATTTAGATGCGACTGTTTTGCCTGTCAAACCAATCAATCCCAGCGTTTCTAATTCTTTCAAACGTCTAGCCACTTGGTTGCCATCCAGCCCTGTGTGGGTGGCGATTCCATCTTTGCCCAATGGCCCGTGCTGAACAAGGCATTGAACAATGATTGAACCGTGTTTTTTAGCCAAATCTTTAGCTGAATCCGCTGCCAAAAACGAGGTCAGCGGGTCAGATTTACGCACTCGCGGAAATATGAAATCAAACATAGTCAGAACGGCAGATCGTCATCGTTATCTGCTGGCAAGCCTTTAGGCTCAACAGGGCGCGGGTCATTCAGATATGCCCACCCGTCCCAGCCGTTTTCTTTCAAAGGGATTACATCCAGCTTGAGCATTTCGCCATTGCGGGTGTCAATGATTGACCCAATGCGCTGATAACGGTTCTTTTGCTGGCCTTGGGCATTGGTGTATTGACCCACAATGGCGGTGATTTCTTTTTTAACTTTACTCATGGTTGGCTTTCAATGTAGTTGTTTAATAGCTGAACTTGGGATTTGACTTCAGCAAGAAATTTGACAATCTCTGCTTCAATCTCTGCGATATATGTGTCATCACGGTCAACCCGTTTGACAAACAATTGCGCCTTCTCTGGCATTCGTGGGTCGAACACCACATAGTCAGTCCATTTGCGACCTGTGCAAGCCATTTGAAATTGCATCTGGGCAAAATATTTTCCTGGCACTTTTTGGGATAGCAGCGTTTCAATCATGGTCAGAGTATTTGGGCACTTGATTTCCACCAATCCATTGTCCCCAACAAGGCCATCAGGGGACGCACCAGCCCATTCAATCGTTGGGTGACGTACAAACCCCACTTCTTCCACCATTACGCCCTGTGTGGCCTCATAAGCGGCACGAGCAAAGGGTTCGGTATCTGTGCCCCACTGCATGGCGGCATTGGTGTATGACTCTTGCTTGGTAAAGGTCAGGCGTTCCACCACAAGCTGGGCCATGT